AGGTGACTACACGATTGAGATCCCGACCGCGACTCAGGTATTCGACATGGATACCTTCACGTTCACAGTCGCTGACAACGGTACGCCGGAGTTCCGCCTGAAGAATACTGGTCGTGGAGCACAGTTCAACAGGTACGGCGAGCGCGCAGTCACGATGACTACTACTCGTGACTTCCTCACGCGCTCTGAGTATGATGCCTTCAAGACTCTCACGTCTCAGGCTATCAAGCTCAAGGCATCGAAGTCTGCAAACGAAAGTATCCAGATCGACCTCGCGTCTGCGATCCGTGATACTTACGTCATGAACCTCTCTAACCAGGGCGACTTGGTTCGCGCAGCTATTACCTATCAAGCGACAACCATCGACCCAACTGGAGCACCTGCATATAAGCTCACCATTCTAGCTACGGTGAACATTACATAATCTCAACGGTGAAGTGTGGTATCGGTGCAAGCCTCAGACCGGTGTCTATCTTCGAGTCTAACTAGCGATCCATCGAAGCCCATAGTAGTGAGTAAGCTAGCCCGGGTTTGTTCGTCTAACTAAAGTCTAGAGCGGTTAGACTAAGTACAGACTCACCCGAGCTACTAGAGTTAGGAGTTAGATGAACGTTCCAGTACGTAACGCATACAGGATGCTCCAGGAGTACGGTATCAGTCTGGAACAGTTTGAGCGTTTGTACTTGGAACAAGATGGTCGATGTGCCATCTGCTCGGATAGGATGTTGAATAGTGATTGCCATGTTGATCATGATCATGAGGTCGGCAATGTACGTGCGCTCTTGTGCGGATCTTGTAACAGAGGCCTTGGCATGTTCAAGGACAATATACGTCGGCTCGCCCGTGCCATCGTATACCTCGAGGAGCATGGCAAAGAGTTTGCTTAGCACATAAGAATCTAGGAGATGAAATGCCTCGTGCAACTGTGGACCAGACGCCAGGCGAGAAGGTCGACCTCAAGACTTGTCCTGAGGGATGGGTAATCCTCAGGCGACTCTCGTATGGACAGAAGATCACACGACGTGAGCAGTCATCATCAATGACGATGAACTCGAAGGGTAAGCGCAACAACTCAATCGACTTGAAGATGCTCGCGCAGAACTCAACTCTATTTGACTTCATGCACTGCCTCGTAGACCACAACCTCGAGGACGAGTTGGGTAACAAGCTCAACTTGCATACTCCTGAAGGTGTTCTCAGTCTTGATCCGAAGATTGGCGAGGAGATCGAAGTCCTGATTGACAACTTGAACAACTTCGAGGATGAGGACAACCCCGAGGGAAACTCTTAGACCGTATCAGGGCTTCTGTCGTCATGAAGAGACAGCCTGATACGGTTGTAGAGCAAGCCATCGAGACGGCGAACCTTTGTAGAGCATTTCATGTACTGCCTCGAGCTGGTGGATTATATGATCAGGATTCTCGAGACGTGTACATGATGGCAGCCGTCCTGTCAGCGCAAGCTGAGAGGGAAGAGATGGAACGTAAGCAGCAGGGGTAGAGAAGAGGTTGAGATGGCTCTTAGCAGCAGAGAGTTGCTACTAGTCCTTCGCGCACGCGATGAGGCTAGCAGGGTGCTGCGAGGGCTTGGTACTGAGATGGGCAACGTTGATAGGGCTGCCCAAGCTGCTGCACGTAATCAGATCTCGGCAGGCTCAGCATTGGTGTCGCTGGGTGCAGGTATGGCATTCGCTGGTGGAGCTGTCCTAGCCTGGATGGTAGGTACCATCAAGGATGCTAAGGACTTTGAGAGTCAGATTGCACTTGTACAAACGCAGACTGATAAGGTTAAGGTCTCAACCAAGCAGCTTGGTGACGCGGTTCTAGGTGTAGCTAATCAAGTTGCAGTTCCTATCGCACAGTTGACACAAGGCTTCTACGACATCTTCTCGTCGATGGATGTCAACTTGCCTCAAGCTACACACCTGCTAGATCAGTTCGCTCGAGAGGCCGTCGCAGGTCAAGTCGATATGCAGACGGCCTCTCGAGCTACTATTGGCATCATGAACGCCTTTCACCTTCCTATTGAGAGTGTGTCGAAGGTTCTCGACGTTCAGTTCCAGTTGGTTCGTAAAGGTGTTGGTACCTTCGAGCAGTTCGCTGGAGCTATTGGTAAGGCAACACCTTCTGCAGCACGAGCAGGACAGTCGATTGAGACCTTGTCGGGTATGCTAGCGTTCCTGACTCGTAACGGACTCTCGGCTGATATGGCTGCAGCATCTGCAGCTCGTGCTTTTGACGCCTTCTCCAATCCCAAGGTAGTTACGCGTTTGGAGAAGATGGGCATTGCAGTCAAGGACTCGCAGGGTAACTTCCGCGATATGGGTGGAGTTATTCAAGACTTGCAGAAGAAGTTCGATGGGCTGACTGATCCACAGCGTAGTGCAGCTCTGCAAGACCTCTTCAAGGGTGCAGGCGGTACGATTCAGGCACGTAGGTTCTATGACTCGGTATTGAAGGATAAGGCATCAGTCGATCAGTTCCTTGCACTTATTGGTGACATGAAGAATGCGCAGGGTGCATTCAGTCAAGCCTATGACACCATGGCCAACACGACAGCTAGCAAGTCACAGTTGCTGACCAACCGTTGGCAAGAGATGCGCATCTCGATTGGTCAGGCGCTTATTCCTATTCTTAACCAGTTGCTCGACTGGCTAGGTAAGCTGCTCAACTGGTGGAATAATCTGAGCGAAGCTACGCAGCGGCATATCATTATGATTGTAGGCATCACTGCAGCCTTCGTGACATTGCTAGGTATTGTCACGGTTGTAGCAGGTGCGATGACAATGCTGGCAGGTGCTGCTGCACTAGCAGGTATTAGTGTAGGCGCTTTGCTTGGTATCTTCGCAGCTGTTGTAGTCGGTATAGGACTTCTCGTAGCTGGCATTGTATGGCTAGTTGATAACTGGAATAAGGTTATCGATGTCATTCATAAGGTAGGCGATGCATTTGCTGGACTGCCAGCTCTTATCACTGCGTTCATATCCGGCGATCTGATCAAGGCAGTAGCAGAAGCAAAGCAAGGGTTAGATACGCACAGCAAGGGATTCTTGCAGCCTGTCATCAACAATATCAAGGCTGACTTGTTTACTTTGGGTACAGGCCCTGAAGGCGTAGCTGCTGGTAATCGAATCATCGATTCCATTACCTTAGGGTTGAGCAAGAGTACTAAGGTTGATGACTTCTTCGGTAATATGGTAGGCGGAATCGTCGACTTCATTGATCACAACTTGCCTAAGTTCCAAGATCCTGGTCGACGCATTGCAGATGCTATACGTGCAGGCATGTTCCTAGAGAATGTACGCATACAGGAACAGACCGTACAGGACATCATCGACGGCATTGTAGGTGTCTTTCAAAGTCACGATAAGGACTTTGATGTCGTAGGTAAGAACATTGCAGACAGGCTCTCGGAGGGTATAACCAAAGAGCAGCAAGCAGGAATAGATGCAGGTGTCAACATAATGGGTAGTGTGTTCTTCGGGATATCCTCTCAGGACCTGCAGTCCACAATGTTTGGTATCAACTTCGTACGGCTGTTTAATGAAGGCATAGATTCTCAACAGCAGGAAGCCATTAAGCGTGGGATCAACACTGTAGGCTCTGTGTTCTTCGGTCTACATACACGTGATGGTGATTTCACTACATTTGGTATCGATGTAGTCAACTTGTTCAACAGCGGCATGACTCTAGGACAACAGGCACTCTTCCAGAAGGCTGCCGATCTCATCACTGGTGTTGTGAACCAACTAAAGGGTCGTAGTGGTGATGTCGTTGCTGCAGGTGAGGAGAAGGGTACATCGTTCGCATCAGGAATTGCAAACCGTGCAGTTGATGCATATCGTCAAGGTGATGCTATAGCTGCAGGTCTGCCACCTCACTTCAGTACATCACTGTTCGGTGTAGGCCAAGTAATCATGGACTCACTAATTGGTGGCTTGAATGCTAGGCGAGACTTCCTCTCACGTACCTTGCAAGCGATCAACGCCATGATTCCACTGCAGAAGGGTCCTCCTGCAAAGGACAAGGTTCTCCTCTTCAACAACGGTCAGTTGATTATGAATGGTCTGATCGACGGAATCTTGTCGAAGAAGAAGATGCTACATAGTACCTTGCAAAGCTTCTCAAACGACATCGCAAACATACTTTCAGGCAATGGTACTGGTAGTGATGCTAGTAACTGGATGTCAGGTAGTGGTGGTGTAGGACCTGATGGTAAGCCATCGTCTACAAGTCCTCTACCTTACACGTACACACCCAGCAATGGGCAGGGTGGAAACCTGAACCAGAACATCACCATCAATACGCCTTCAGTCGTTCCTGGTCGAGATGCTGCACTGCTAGGCTTTGAACTGTCTAGGAGGGTGGGCTAATGGCTGTGCCTGTACTTGGTGACTACTGTTACCAGTTCTCCGACACTGGTATCTTGTTGAACTCTAACAGTAATGCGCCTGTACTGGGTGCGCCTATCTACGACATCATGAAGTTGTCAGGCCTAGATTTAGGTAACATTCGTACCTCCATGAAGACCTCTGAAGGTATGGATGGAGGTACAGTTGACAATGAGTTTCTTGATTCTCGCACAGTGACTATTGAAGGTATCCTCTTCTGTCACTCCGCAGAGTCGATTGAAGCTCAGCTAGACGCTCTGAAGGCTAACTACCAACCAGGAACTGCTGACAAGCCGCTGTACATGAAGTCGCCTGGCACTGTGCAAAGAGTACTATACTGTAAGAGTCTTGGTGTGCGCTACGATGTCGATCAAGCTCGTAGGTACAACTCCACAAACTTCACGATCGTACTACAGGCACAAGATCCTGTAGTATATTCATCTGCAGTCAAAAGCATTTCAGGTACGCTAAGCTCTGAGGTCATAAACGGTCATGGCTTCGATAATGCTTACGACTTGAGCTTCGGAGGAATTACTACTGCAGGTAACTCCGTCATCGTCGTGAACGACGGGAATAAGGCAGTAGGTGCACTTATCAGTTTGAGAGGTCCTGTTACCGGACCACGACTGATAAGCGATACAGTAAGTAAGACGCTGTCGTTTCCTAGCTTGGCAGCATCTACGAGTTCTGACATCATCACTATCGACCTTGCCAAGCGAACTGTCAAGCTCAATGGCGTCTCACGTCGAATGACTGTAGATGGAAATGAAGGCTGGTTTCTAATTCAGCCTGGTACTAATATGCTAAGGTACCAAGCCACGTCCACAACTGTGGTACCATTGGATGGTACCTTTCGCGACGGCTACTTCTAGGAGGTATTGTGGCCATCATGGTACCGGGCGGCTTCTTCCAGGGCCGTACAGATCACCACGCCAACACACATCGTCTAGCGTACACATCGCTCCTCAAGCCAGACAGCTTCACACCTGCAGCCAGCTTGGCTGGCGGTGGAGGTGTACGCTTCGCTGCAAACTCGTTCAAGGTACTTGCACAGACTACTCCGAACATGTCTGTACGAATGACGCGTGGCCTAGGTTCGATTCCGGGACTAGAGGCGAACACCCAAGGCAACTACGTCATTGCGAACGATGCTGAGATCAACCCCATCGCAATTGGTGCTTCGCATATCACGTTGGAACGCATCGACCTGATCTACATCTACACCAACGATGCGCAGTACTCAGGTGCCTTGAACAAGGATGACTTCGGTCTGATTGTAGGTACTAACGCAGCTGTAGGTAGTGCCGTACCTAACTTTGGCGCGCTACCTACTAACGTTGCGGCGATGGCTCAGGTTCTTGTCAGTCCAGGTGTGACTTCAATCGTGCAAGCGAAGATCACTGACCTACGTTCTTTCTACACCTGTCAAGGCGGCGTCGCAATCGCACGACCGTTCAACATCTCGTCGGCAGGTATCGACTACGGCGACCTGCGATACTACAACGGACGTATTGAAAGCTGGAATGCAGACCCTACTACTGGATGGCGTCCTGTAGGTGTTGACAATCAGGTATACAACTCCTCCGGCATTACATATGGACTTTACACATCCAGTAGTGTCGTAGGCACAATTAGTATTCCTGATCCTGGTTACCCATACTTCATTGAAGGCATGTTCAGTGCGAACTGTAACAGTGATAATACTACTACACGCTGGGACATTGTACTCACACTGGATACTTCTGGTGGTGCCTTCCTTGCTAATGGAATCTGTGCCATTCCATATGTGAACAGGACTAGCACGTACTGGTTCCGAAGTGCTGTCCAGACAGGCGCACACTCAGTAGTGGTCAACTTCAATCGGGTAACGGGTATCAACGCTGCAGTCAATGGTGAAGCCGTGTACTACTTCAAGATTGTCCCTCAAGCACCAGCAGCCAACAATGGTCTGATGGTTAACGTCTAATAGAGGCAGAGTGGAGGAGGTATGGCTTTAGGACAAGTGCTAGATTGTTCAGCACATCTGAATGGGCAAGCGGTGAGAGCTGCTGGTTATGCAGGTGCTGTGAGGTACCTTCGTAAGGAACCTTATCAGGGTACTACGAGTACGGTAGTACCTATCAACGTTGCAGAGTACAACAGTCTCGCGAGTGCCGGCTGCGGTGTGGCGTTTGTGTACGAACACATCAAGCCTAACCGGTCACGTGAGGGTCGTGCCGCTGGCGTGCATGATGGTCAGTGGGCATTAGCACGAGCTCTTGAGATTGTGCCTGTGTATGATCTGCGATGCATCTACGGTGCAGTTGACTACGATGCGCCTGGAAGTGACTTTCCAGGTATCATCGAGTATGCTCGGGGCTGGAACGATGTACTCAATGTACAGCGTACAGGCATGTATGGTAAGAAAACGGTCCTCGATGCTCTTAAGGTCGCAGGAGTTGCCTCACGCTTCTGGCAGACAGTAGCATGGTCAGGCGGTGCTCGCTTTGCTGATGCGAATCTGTATCAGCATGCCGGGTATGTAAATGTTGGCGGCGTGCAGTGTGACGCTAGCGACATCCTCAAGCCTGATTGGGGTCAAGTAAGCTATCAGGTCTCACCAACACCCGCCACACAACCAACTCCTCGAGAGGACGATACAATGCTTATCAAGTACCCTGGTGGAATCGCTATTCTGAATGGAGGCTTCATTACTGGAGTCGATGCGGCTGCAGCTGATGGCGCTGTGAATCCGCTAGCCAACTTCCCTGTATACGTAGTGAATCAGGCTACGTTCGATGAGCTGCTGCGATCCTCAGAAGCGCAGAGGAGTGTTCCGGCTAAGCTGGACGCTATCCTCGCAGCACAGAAGGCTGAAGGTAGTACTACAGGTGGAGTGGCGCCTGTCATTGCAGGTACCTACGACACCACTGGATCTATCACGTTAACTCCTCGGCCAGCACCGTGACATCACCTATTCCAGCACATGATCAGACGGATAGTCACAAGTACACTGTGCACTATCCTGCACATGCGCCTCGGCCAGGTGATCCACACTACCCCGAGTTCGAAGCCTACAGGCGCAGAACTCATGCAACAGCACAATGTGCATTCGCAGTCAAGACTGGTAACGGTGCAGAGTGTAAAGGCGCTATGGAGCTGCACCACTCGCACATCGAGTTCTCGTTCCAGAACGGTGTAGACTTCAAGGAGCTGGAGAAGCAGTATCCTGGAATCAGTAATCCTAACCAGGTAGGCTCGTGGATTGAATCTGCAGAGAATCTGGAGTGGCTCTGCGAGTGGCATCATCGTGGACATGGAGGTAAGCACGTAGCTGCAGCTGCTGACTATGAAGGTGAGCAGTTCGTACGTAATCTGATCAGCTAACAGGTAATGACTGACGGCAGTTCGTCTAGCAGAGAGGGTGGTGAGGTAAATGCCCGAATACAAATACTTCTTCGAAGATCTCGCGACTCGACAACTACTAGACGAACTGCCTGGTCTGTATGGTCTCAATATGACACAATCACTGTCGGCGCCGGGTGACTGGACAGGCACCATACGTATGGACTCACGTATGCGGAAGCCACAGGACATCCTTGATGCGACGCAGCCAGGTAAAACTCTTGTATGGGTAGAACGCGATAAAGTACCTATCTGGTGTGGCATCTTATGGGTACGCACATACCAGAGCGATGGTCGATCAATGCAGTTTCAGGCTAGGACGCTTGATGCCTACTTAGGTAAGGACTACTGCGACGTTGACCTTACACTAACTGACTACAAGACCAACATCGTACGAACCATGTTCGACAGAGCATTCAACGTCGGTGCCAATGCTGTGGGTGTACTACAAGTGCCTGCAGCAGTAGGTAGTGATGGGGGCTCTACAGTCACCAAGACACTAGTCGGTGTAGACAATACGTACTGGGCAGATGTTGTCAATGAGTATGTACGTGCAGGTGTGGAGTATCGTATCAGGTACTTCAAGGACACTTCAGGAGTACGCCAAGCAGCACTCGATCTAGGTCGGTGGGACCTAGGTGATGCTTACATGATCGGTATCCACTACACCTCAGGTGTTGCACGCTCACTATTCCAGTATCCTGGAGACATCGCTAAGTACTGGTGGTCTGAGTCTGCTACTGATGCAGCTAACGTCCTGTCGGGAATTGGTAAAGCTAATACTACTAGTACACCTCGTGCAGTGGTTACTAACTCGGCCAACCTCGCCAGTGGCTACCCACGTCTCCGTCAACGATTCACATTCAGTGAGACTGAGAACGTAACGCTCTTACAGCAGAGGCTGCTAGCCATGCGAGACGTACTCGAGCCCCCTATTCTTAACCCTACCTTCGCTTGCGTACTCAATCCTAACACAGGTGACTCAGCTTTTGGTAACTGGGGATTGGGCGACTTCGTCGACTACGTGCTTGCAGACCCTTACAGGTTCCCAACAGTACGTAAAGGATGTACGAGGATCACAGGCTGGGCCCTGTCACCACCTGATAGTCAGCAAGGACCTGAGAGCGTTGGTATCACCACTGTAAACTACAATGCGCAAATAATCCAAGAAGGTGCGTAGGTGCGAACACCGTGACTAATCCCTTCTCAGTACCTAGTGATAGCAATCCGCAGAGCTATGACCAGTTCGCACCTCTAGCTCTACGTAACGCTACCAACGGTGACATCATCGACAAGATCGGTGAGCTCGAGAGGCGCATTGAGCGTCTAGAAGCACAACTGAATACCCATTAGCTGTGCGGCGTTAGCAGTACTGGAGGGATCGTGAATGCTGGTGATCTCAGTCTCATTGGAGGGATCGGTGCGCCAAGCGTACTGGCACTTGTAATCCTAGCAGTCATTCGTGGTTACATTGTCCCAAGACGTACGGTTGACTCAATCATCAAAGGTAAGGACGAGTCGATCGAATTCTGGAAGCATGCAGCAATGCAGCGCGAGCAGGCTCTTCAGGAGACTATTCCAGTACTAAAGCAAATCCATGAAGATCATGAAGTGGTAGTCAAGCTCGTAGCTAGCCTGAACGAGGCAGTTACCCGGCTTGCCATAACCGACCAAGGTTTGGGGCGGTGAACATATTGAGGCACTGGCGGAAGAAGATTGAAGAGGAGACGCAGAAGAGCATTCAGGAAGCCCGCCAGGCTGCACGTACAGGTGACGAGCGTCTAGCAGAAGTGCGCGAACTCACTGCCAAGGGTGCTGAGATCCGTAAGGAGAGTAAGCAGCTTCGACAAGTGAATCGTTTCGTGGAGACGTTTCTGATGGCGCTAGAGAAAGGCAGGAGGGCATGAGAGTATGAATGCACTCCCTACCTTCTGGTATCACTACTACGTCGTCCTCATCCTCTCTGGATGGTTGGGTTCGCTGATCTTCCCTGTTGTGTACGCCATCACTATGCGCTTCTGGGAATCCGAACTAGGAATGCACTTCTTCGCTTACGGTGTGGTAGTGTGGCTCAACCTGACACCTGCAGCGATCTTCGTCACACTTGGTGACTTTCCTGGAAGAGCCATCATCAACTTCATCATCTTCCACATCACTGTGGTTGTGATCTGGTGGAGAGCAATCATCTTCTCCAAGATCCTTGTGAAGAGTCGTAGACCGAAAGGAGACTTTACTCCAACGTCACGAATACGAGAACAGGACATGGAATGAATCTCAACAAGCTCGTATGGGCTATCTTCGGTGCAGTCGCAACAGGATTGATCGCCTTCCTTGGCGACGGTCACTTGGACTTGTCCGAAGACCTCCAGCTCACCGTCATGGGACTGGGTGCTGTGTACACCTGGCTCATGCCAAACACCACTCTCCTGGCGACCTCGAAGACCTGGGTGAACGCGCTCGCCACAGGTCTCACGCTCTTGATCGGCTTCCTCTCCAATGGTGTCAGTGCACAAGAGTGGATTCAGGTCGCTGTCTGCGTTGCTACAACCGCAGGCGTGTATGCAATCCCCAACCAGCCGAAGACCACTCCAGTCGGTATTGTGGTACCTGCGTGAGCAACAAGGTTCGTCTCAAGGTCGGTAGGCCAGTTAGCTACATGGCCGTCGTCGCAGGTGTACCTAAGTGGATGTCTGCAAGAGTCGTAACGATCATTGATGCGACGCACGTTACGCTTAGGACCAGTCAAGGCGTCTCGCTCAACGGTGGTGCATCTACAGTCAAGCACACTGGAGTAGGCACAGCAGCTTGGCGTCCGTACTAGACAGAAATAGACCCCCTCCGCCAGGAGGGCATAAGGAAGCCCCGCAAGAAGCCGTATACGGGCACGGCAGGTCCATTCTTGCGGGGCTTCCGTCTACTTAACCGGGCGGAAGATCTTTCGCAGTGACGCCACACACACAAGTACGATCATGGCTGTGACGATAGGACAGGGGATACCACCACCATTACCACGATTGCCGTCTTTGTTACCGTTACCACTACCACCCCAGTCAGTTGCCACCAAACACCATCCAAGCTAGCAGGGCACCTACAGTACCGATTTCTAGTAACCGAATAGGACATGAACTCCAGAACGAACTACCTGATGTTCTGTTCTCATACCTTGTCTGCTTCTTGTTAGCTTTCCTAATCCGTTTACTGGATCGCCTACTCACGACCGCGTCTCACCATCTTCTTTCAGTAGTTGGAACCACTCGCGACGTTGGAACGGTCCAAAAGTCAGATAGTGCAACAGGTGCCTTGTAGCATCCATCGCATGTCGCATAGCGGGTGTGAAGAGACCAACCTGCTTTAGCTTCTCGTCAGACCAGAACCCTTTACCAGTCGCAGCTGTCTGTGAGATGAGTTCCACAGGTACTGTAGGATTGGTAAGACATGCGTAGAGCTTGCAGAGGCCGATGTACTCCTTCGAATCGAGTACAATCTTGGCACGCTGCTTACCTTGCCTGAACTCGAACGATTCGTAGCCCAGGATGTAGTTGTCTGTATGGCAAGCGCCGATGAGAGACCACAACTGACAGTGATGTTGCTCAGGTCCTAGGTGACCTGAATTCCACTTCACGTTGTGATGTTCCCAAGGCGTGCCCTCGCCCATAGACATCAGGTCACAAGTGTAGAGAGCCCATCCTGTAGTACCTCCCGGATCAAGCCACAAGATGTTAAGCTTCCCAGGCTTCATCGAGCAAGGCCTCCACATGTAGGTCGACACCATCGAATGACTACCGTAGGTAGGAGGCATACGTAATGGTGATCGTAACTTCGGTAGTAGCCGATCCACCAGTCTCGGAAGTCAAAGTAAATCTGTAAGTTCCTCAAGTCTATATCACCATCCAAAGTTTACACCTATGCGTGTGGTTTCACTGTCTAGGCCTCAGACCGTCGTCTAACTTGCGATCTAACTAAAAGGATCTTGCGGCTATAGATCTACCTTAGATCAGCGAGTTTGTCTGTCTAACTCGAGTCTAGATAGGTCTATATCGAGTCTAAGCGTTAGCAACGACGCTCTGAGCTTCTAGCTCCTTGTTGACGAGATCAAGCTGCGCTTGCAGTTCTTCGATACGCGCCTCGAGCTGAGCCTTGCGACGACGTAGGGAAGTCTTACCACGCTTGACGACTTCGATATTACCTGGACGAAGATCTAACCTGTTGTTGCTCTTGAACCTTACCTGCTCGTCTTCAGCGATAGGTCGACCGATCATCTCTTCGGCAACGATGTGATGAGTCATCTTCCACTTACCATCGACCTTGGTGTAGCTGTAACCATTCTGCGAGACGTACCGATCACCCTCTCGGGCTGGCTTACCTCTCACTGTGATGCCCACCTCCTTGGTGGATCGATTTCGAGCTCCTTGCAACATCTGTCGTAGAGGTTGTCGAACTCTGCCTTATGCCTACGCTGGAGGATACCCAAAGCCTTAACACGCGCCTGCTTTTGTAAGGTTGATCGTCGAACGTAGTCTGGGTTTTTCCTTCTGTATTCCGCTTGCCCTTCCGCGTCATAAGACATAGGATGTCTCCTTTACACTTCTTGTCTACAATACAGAGCGTGGTACCGATCACTTCGAGTACGATAGTGATGGTTAGCCAAACCCAATTAACTCCGGACATTCTTACATATCACCCCAGCTTTTACCGTATGAAAGATCTACTGCGAATGGTACGTAGTCGGTCCAGCGACGACCTTCTTCCTCCATAACAGTCCGAAGAAGATCCCCAACCTCATCTTTCCGTTCCTCCGGGCACTCAGCATAAAGTGCGTCGTGAATTGTGAGTCGGAGATGTCCAAGACCGCGGAGCATAGGTCGCAGACGTATAAGTGCAGAGAGGCAGATATCGGAGGAAGTAGATTGAGGCAGGAAGGACAAACCCTCGTTGAGGACGTCTTGCTTGTTCTCTTTGGTAATAAGCCAAAAACGGCGTCTACGTCCGAAAGTTGTGACAAGGTCCTCACCACTCAGGATTTGTTCACGGATGCTTCTTTGCCACTTCGCAACGTTCGGGATGAGGTCCATGAAAGCCGTGAGTCCTTCTTCGGCTTCACGTACTGACATTCCCCACTCGGCAGCGATGCTATGAGCCTGCCGCCCATAACCGAGACCGTAAAAGTAGGCCTTGACTCTAACACGTTCGTCTGCATTAAGCAGCTCCTGCCCATACAGATCCCGTCCAAGCGCAGTGAACAGGTCAGCCTCAGTGTCACTAAAGATATCCCTCAGGTATTCGTCTTGGGCAAGAGTCGCGATGACACGGCCTTCAGCTTGCTTATAGTCAGCGCCTACGAAGATGTTCTCCGGCTTGGAGACAGTGAACTGTCTCTTGATGGGCTTATCTCGTACGATGTTCTGTAGGTTAGGATTCCTCGATGCAAGGCGTCCTGAGGTTGTACCGTGGAGGCTATACGTAGTATATACACGCCCACGATACACACGCGATGCAATCCCCTTGATGTAGGTACCATATCGCTTTGCCTTCAAACGATGCTGTAAGAGGATCTCTAGGAACTCTACGACCCTAGGTACAAGCTTGAGTCGATCCTTACTCTCTAGCAAGAGCTCGATGGTGTCTCTAGTAGTATCCTTAACATTGATCTTGTTGTCTTGGAAGTACTTCATGAGCTGCTGAGGCGAGCGTGGATTGATCCCTCCACGCTTATCGTACATAGCTTCTGGAGGTAGAGTACTATCTAGGTTTCCTTCTAAGGCAGCCAGGGCTTCTAGGTACTGGTTCCCTAGTTCCATATTCCACTTACGGTCGACTGTGATCCCGTTGAGCTCCAGGAACTTCAGCTGGTTCGTAGCGGCAACGAGGAAGTCGTGTAGTCCTCGGAGACCCAAGCGTTCCAGTTCCGCTGAAAAGTACTCCTTGAGGTCCCAGGTGACAGCGCAGTCGTAGGCGTTGTACTTGTATAGGATTGGTCGAGGAATGGTTGCGTAGTTCTTTTGCTTTCCGACTCCGAGGTACTTCTGGATCTCTCGTTCATAGTCAGGCGCACCTAGCTTCTCAGTGGCATTGTTCTTCAGACCATGGTTACCTGGACGTTCGTCGATGCAATAGGAAGCCAGCATGGTGTCGAACCAGACATCAATATTGCCGAGTAGGGGGTACAAGCCTGCGTTGTCGAACTTGCCGTTCTGTTCAATGAGCTTTCGTGTTCGTAAGAGGGTGCTAAGTAGTTCCACTACTCTCGGGTCGAGAAGTGGTTCTTCTCCAATGACTACTACCTTTCCTTTCGCATAGCAAATCCCTACACAGAGGAGTTGGTAGTGGTTAGGGTGGTCGTATGAGTTCTCCTTGTCGATACCTGCTTCGATGTCAACGGCAAGCTCTTCGAGTTCAGGCCTATCTATCAGCTGTTGTAGATATCCCAGTGCCTGTTCAACCTCGGTTGCCACGACATAGATTGGAGGTTCCCAACCTGTGACAACTGAGATGAGCTTACCTGCATCGTTGACGAGACTAGGGAACATGTCTCCTGATCGAAGACAAGCGGCTGGATGAATTGTGGGGACGACTTGGAGACCGTCCACGAGGCGAGATGGACGAGGCGGTCCAACACGGAGACTAGTAATTTTCTGAGTAGTTCCGAGAAGAATCCCGGCCGCGGTGTTTCCGAGCGCAAGCGCTTTATCCACGCCTGCAAGATCATTTGCGAGACGCTTACTACAGCATCCCACAGCTCCTTTGTGAGGCTTGAGGTCGTTGTCTGGTGGTCTGCAGAGGACGGCATTGGTTAGGATCACTTCCTCTCTGGCAATGTCGTAATGTTGTAACACTCGGTTGAGGAGGCGCCCTGAGGGTCCGGTGAAGGGTTCGCCCCTGTTGGCCTCTTGAAGTCCAGGTGCTTCGCCAACAACGGCAAATACTTGATCTCCCACGGCGCTTGTACTAGGTACAGTCCGTCGCTCGCTTCGTAGATGCGAGGGAAACTTAGTTGGGACGAAGATTCCTGTGTCTCGGAGCGAACAACGCTCGCACTCTGCAAGAGGATGTTTACGTCCCCTCGTGTCCTCTTCCTCCACACTACGACCCCCTGGTCCAGAGTGACACCTCGGATGTGTTAGCTTTCGCTAACTGATGCTCGGACTTGGTGAACTTGTGGTTGTAGTAATCATCAGGACGTTTACAACCTTCAAGGTCCTTGATGAGTTTGCCATTCATAGCGTAGTAGTACGGTGACGCTGTATCTACTCCGCGCACGCCTGCGTCTTCGTAGTCACGGTTATGTACTATAAGTTCATTTATGTAGGCAGGATTGGTGCCCAGCAGGTGGATCTGGTAGTGAGGACCTTGAGGAAAGGAGTAGTGTTCCCTGATATGTCGAACTATCCTCCAGCGAGTGCCGTAACCTACGGTTGTCTCGACATGACGTGGAATGGCTATCGTACTGATGTAACTCATCTGAGCATACATGCGTAGGCACTCTAGTAGCTCAGCCATCGTTAGGCCTTGAAGCACACCCATGTAGTTGAACTCTGGACTATTCAAGGCAACATCTTGGAAGCCTTTGACGAGGTTGAGTGTGGCTTCCATGTCACATAGAACATCAGGTACGACGATCTCATTCACCATGTACGTGTTTGCCGTCTGCATCAGCTCCTCGTTACTGACCAGATGACCTTCACATGCACCATTGTCGAGCATGAGGAAGTCACCCTCTGCACGACGTCGCATGTAGAATCCCCCATATAGCGGATCATCCGTATGCTGTGGCAGTAGTAGGTGATAGCCTGTACGTACTGCTTGATCATACAAGCATTCACGTGACGGAATTAATGCTAACTTCATGTTATGTTATGATCCCATCTTCTCGAGCCTTGGCTTCTAGCTTAAGGCGACGATCGATCTCGAACTCGATGTACTGAATCGCTTTGCGAAGGTCTTCGATCGCATCGTTCTTCAGATCGGCGCGCCAGATGTACTTCATGGCATTACCTAGGCAGAAGTTCATGTGCTTTACAACATCAATACACTCAACGCCTGATGGGTGTTCGTTGTAGTGTAACGGATGGACTACCGCATCACTCATCATGCACGAGCTCCATTCTGAGGAGTACGACTGAAGCGCTTCACGTTCTTGTCACGCTTCTTCATGTACTCCTTCAGCAAGTCGATCTTGAGGAGTGCTACCAAGTTGAGCAAGTAGATGAAGACGTCGGTCAGTTCTTCGTGGATGTCATTCTGGAAGACGATGTTGGTGATGTCTACAGTACCTCGATCGACCTTCTTGACTAGGTTAGCAACCTCGCCAACTTCACCACACATCGCTAGACTGTGGTGGATGAGTGCTCGAGTCAGCTCTTCAGGGTTGGTTGAAGCTGCATTGGCTGCCTCAGGGAACCATTCCTTGCTGTCCTTCGCACACTGTGCTGCGAGGACATCGAGTAGGTTCATCTGGATTCTCATACCTACTTGTGGCTCAGCCATTGTTTCTCCTAGGTGCGATCACTTGCAGGAACTCTGCCTTAGCAGTCCTGGTATGATCTCCGAATACACCACGCATTGCAGACGTGGTGGTAACGACTCCTGGCATCTGCACGCCGCGCATCGACATGCACATGTGTTCGCCTTCGAGGATAACCGCTACACCTCGTGGGTCAAGGTATGCCTCGATCTTGTCTGCTACATGAGCTGTGAGATCCTCCTGCACCCACAAGCCCTTAGCCATGTTCTTCACAAGACGTCCGAACTTCGATAGTCCCGCAATGCTCTCTCGTGGCACGTAGCCTACATGTGCTCGACCATAGAACGGAATGACGTGATGTGCACACATGGTGTAGAAGGGAATGGGTGAGAGTACAACCATCTCATCAGAGGTAGCTGGTAAGGTGGTGAAGTTGAAGGGCTCAGGAGTCAGAAGCTCCTTCAACGAAGCAACCCACCGCTTCGCGGTGTTTGCGAAGTGTGGATCGAGTGAGTCGTAGTCTGCACTGAGTTGCTTCAAGAGTGCATCGGCTAGCAACGTAGGTGCAACCTCTTCGAGACGAGTTGACTGTTGTACCACCTGTACAAGTGCGTGATCAGGTCGCTGGTACACATTACCTTCTTTCGGAATACGAACGAGATAGACTAGTGGTGAATGCCACTGTACCATCTTACCTCATAGCTAACGTAGGCGCTCGTCTCTTGGCCAGATGTAGTTGTGTACTTGCACATTCAGCTCAAGGTTGTCGATCTTAGCCTTGAGTATCCATTCAACCAGTTCCGCCTCTTCGAGCAGTCCCCAAGCTACACCTACATATACATGAGGCGTATTCCAAGGAGCTCGCTCAGGGTCATTGTCAACGTAGGCAGCCTTCAGATCGAGTGCAAGGTCGAAGTCTGACCTATTAGCACATACGAACTTGACTGCGTCGTATCGACCAAGGTGATGCCGTACGTTTTGAATGCGCTGCTGGTTGTACGGGTCTTCACCACTTCCTGGAAGTTTCCAGTCCATGATGATGCGTGTGTGAAAGTCACGCGCCCACGCAGGTAGCTCGAACGTACCATTCGTGAAGAGCTCGAGGGTGTAGTAACGATCCAAGAGCGTCTGCGTAAAGTACTTCATATCGTCCGTAGGCTGTAGAAGAGGCTCCCCTCCGGTGAGCGTAACGGCACGCGGCCAACGCTCCACACGTACAAGTAGTTCCTGTGGAGTAATCGTTTGCCATTCGTTCCTGTACAGCTTAGGATCGATGGCATGTTGCGTATCGCAAGGCCAGCCAGGGCACTTGAGATTACAACCAGCAAACCTCACGAATTGAGTAGGCCTTCCAACGCTAGGCCCTTCGCCTTGGATTGAAGTATACAACTCACTCAGTCTCATGTGATGAATACTCCCTGCTCATGAGACCGACTTCAAGGTGAGTTGTATCGGGTATGTAGAGTGAAGCATTGACTTCAGTCTCCTCGACGCGAATCATGTCGACCATGATGTATTCGCCGCAAGACTCTGTGAGAGCTGCCTGCAACTTGCTGTGCAGCATCCTCGCCACAGCCTCGACTGTAGGCCACGGCAAGTCGAGGTAGGTGTCAGAGACACCGTGCTGCAAGGTTTGATCGAAGTCGTCGAGAGGCCTGCCGAAGATGAATACCTTGCCCATCTCGTCGAGAGTGTCGCTGGACCTTGCCAGTGCATCATCTGTACCTAGCATCGTGCCGTGGTCAAGCTTGTCGTCGATCCAGCTCCTAATAACCTTCTTCGCGAGGCCGTATTCGATGGAGATGCCGTGCTCGTTGATGCCTGACAGGAAGGCTGTGTTGGCGAGACCTACTTCAACCTCCCACGAATGACCGTGAAGGTTTTGACACTTGCCTCCTAGGAACGGGAGGCGATGCGCCGTCTCGAAGTTGTGACTCACCGTTACGACGGAGACACCAGTGAGACCATGTGGGCTTGTCATTCAGGGAGCTCCCTGTTCGTGTCTGTAGTGAGTTCGATCAGGATAGCCCCTGTTGCAGGTTGTGCTTCAACGTGAAGCGTCGATATGCCTTGCGCTTCACGCAAGTCCTTCACAGTCAGCGTCTGCGGTCCGAGCTTGTAGATCAGAGCTGCAAGTAGGTAAGATGTACTCTTCAGCTCAGCTTCCAACTCGCTGATATGTGCCATCAGTGAGTCTGCATGCTCCATGATAGGAAGTGGCTCATGCATGTGAGGTGATCCTAGTGGTCCTACTCCAAGGCTGCTCATGCTACGGGCTCCGTGTCGTAGTCGGTCTCGTATGCTGTAGGATCTTGCATCTTGGCGAGATCGAAGGCTTCCTTACGCTCCACACACGTGCCGCAACGACCGCAATGCAAGGATTGACCTTTGTAGCAACTCCACGTCTTGCTGTAGTCGACGTTGAAGTCTTTGCCGATCGCTGCGATGTCGTGCTTCCCCATGTACACGAATGGTGCTACGATCTGGAAGTGAGGGTCGAGGAAGCCTGAGTTCGCGAGCTTTAGGGTCGTTTCCATGTGTACGATGAACTCAGGGCGACAGTCTGGGTAGATCTGGTGGTCTCCTGCATGCACACCTACAGCGAGAGTATCACCATGCTCGCTGATCAGAAGACCTGCAGCGATTGACATCATGATCATGTTCCTGTTCGGAACGACTGTAGCCTTCATATTGTCTGCTGCGTAATGACCCTCAGGCACCTCTTCTTCGGAGGAAGTAAGGGCTGACTTGAGCAGTGTGTTCAAGCCGGTGAGTGGTACAATGGTGTGCAAGAGTCCCAGGTGAGTGGCGTGGTAGTTAGCCATCTCCAGTTCCTTCACGTGCTTCTGACCGTAGTCGAAGCTGATGACGTGCGGAGTGTAATCGAACTCCATCATCCAGTAGAGGAGGGTGACTGAGTCCATCCCACCACTCACAACGGCAACACTGTCAATCATTCGCTTCACGTTCACTGATCCTCACTGTAGTAGGCTTTAGGTTTGTATTGCTGTTCGGTAGGAAGATCCGCTCGCCTCTCGACCCTCCTGTTCGGACACGGTTGATGAGGCCACGTTGTTCGAGGGTCGAGAAGATCTGATCCGCAGTCCGTGCAGTAAGATGATGATTCTGCATAAGCTGACTGCGACTGATTCCGTTCTTCCGACCTACTGCCGCTAGGATACGTTGGAACTCTCTTTCATTCTGGGAGATGCCCACATCCTTGATGATGAGGTTTGCATACTCTCGCCAACCCTCTGCCAATGCAATAGCTACTAGTAGGTCGTCTTCCTCCACGACTACTGGTTCACCGATCTCTGGTCGCTGTCCTGATGCTGCTAAGAGGACTGCTGCCTTCAGGGTTGACTTAGCGAGACGGTCATACGTAGGCGTCATGATCTCTGGCTGGTCAGTAGCTAGTCCAGCCTTCATCAAGTCCGCCTCTAGCAGGTTGTACCTACGCCATGCAGCTTCGGTCAACTGTGCTTCCCAGTGAGGTGGTGCACTATACTGCAAGCGACCGTCTATGGTTACGATCTTTGGTTCGAGCCTGTAGTGGTTATGCATCTCTCGCATTCGAGAGAGCATGTCCATACGACCCTCAGTGTTAGGATTAGTTGGAGGTCCTAACGGTTGTACCTTCGAGGCATCTGATTCTGCCGTGATGAACACGAAGCGAGGCACGAAGCCTGAAGAGATGTTCTCTACAGTTAGCAGGCTGCACACCTTGTTACGAATGCCACCAGCGAAGAGGATCAGAACAGGATCCTTGACCTCGATGACTTCCTTCTTCAAGACTCGCTTCTGGAACTTTCCGTCGTAGAGCTTGGTGAGCGTTTCTGCCATTCCGGCATAGTAATCTTTCTTGGTGATCGATTCGAGGAGTCCGCTGAACTCATCTCGAAGGAAGACCGAAGGCTGTCCAGGACGCGTGGATAGGCTTCCCATAAGGCCTTCGATGCTGCCATCAGTAGCAAGGATGGCACCACTATCTACCTCCTCAATCAGGTCCATGGCAATGTCCATCGCAGTCGACTTGCGTGTCAACGTGGTATCTGCTAGGATCATAAACCATAGGTTAGGCTTGATCATCCCGAACGATGTTGGTAGTCGAACCGAACCACCAAGCAACGATGAGAGGATAATAAAAGCCCCAGCCTGGTGGTACTGTGCTGCGGCGTCTCCCAGAGACTTCGCCCAAGTGATGTAGTCATTTACAAAGTTGATTCCACGTTGAGCGGCTTCAACACCAGCAAGGCGTTCAACCTCACTAGCCACCAGTAGAGGCGGTTGTTCCTGTGCGTGTGGTGTGGTGAGCTTCGCCACCTCTGCGTGTTTAACATAGGAACGACAGACATCCTTCCACAACAGACCAGCAGGCTTGTTGTCTCGTCTGTACTTGTTACACTGTGCATCACGTGCGACAAGGAAGACTTCCTCTGGTGTGAGACCATTCTCGAATAAGGTCATCTGCAGACGCCAGAGCTGTTCGCTCCAGCTAGGAGTGTCTGGTGTGTTGTGGAATAGGAAGTCTACTTGTGGTGGCAACTCTGCAGCATACTTATCAAGTATGTCTTCGCCCGACTTACCCTCCAGACCTTCAGGCATCGGTATGTCATCTGCAACCTCTTTGGTGATTGCAGGATACTTGTCGAAGTCTGACTCTCGGTACTTATTCGTAGTGATTGACAAGACCTTGACGATCTCATCTTCTCTGCCGTGATTGTAGTTGTGTGTGTATGGAACACGTAGTAGCTGTGTAAGGTCCCAGCCACTTCTATCTGCACCTTGGAAGGAGTGGTAGTACGCTATCTTTCGCGACAAGGCCTCTGCTTCTTCTGGTTCCAGAGGATCTTCGAAGCGCCAGTATGCTTGGAATCTACCTTCGGAAGTCTCCAGAGAGATAGTCGGAGGTACTATACACTCATCAGGGGAACACTCGTCCAAGTCTGCCCATGCAGTAGGACAAGCTATGACGTGCTCTTTCCTTCTAACCTTGGTGTTGAGGATTTGAGGGCAGAGGTAGAGATTATGAGTGAAGGTGTACTTGCCCACGTAGTTGATCATGTCGTCTAGCTGATCTGGCCATTTGAAGAAGTGCTCCTTGAAGCCTTCTTTTGACTTGCTCAGTTGTGCCAGACATACATAACCTTTAACAGAGGGCCCGAAGAGGTACTTGAAAAAGATTTCCAAACCTTGCATACCACTCCCTCTCGGGCATAGAAGTGATGGTGGCGAGTGGGTCCAGTCTCACTCTGCTTCCTAACTCAGCCATGGACGGAGCAATTTCCCGAAGGCTGTAGGTGAAACCCAGTGCTTCTCGCTCTTACCTGAGACTCGACCATCACAACGTTGAGCCTTGTCGTAGTGCTACGGCAGGAGTGCGTTGGTCTTACCGCCGCCAGACTTCGACGCCGTACCCCACGCCTTGATGCCCTTCACTTCGTTGCGCTCGTCGTAGTCACCGTCTTGAGGCTTGATAATGACACGAACGACAACATCGCGACCGATCAGGTCTTCGGCGTCAGGCACGAGGAAGTCGCCCGCCGAGATGTTGTAGTCGAGAGCCTTCATCAGCTGCGCGAAGGTGTAGAGAGCCGGTGAGAACAGCATGCAGTTCGACCAGAGCTTACGCTCTGCGTGAACGCCTTCCTGTACAGTGAACTCGATGCCCCAGTAGGGACTACCAGGGTTCTTGCTGTTCTCGCCGCACTCACGAAGTTCGATGTCCGTGATCTTGACGTGATACTCCCCACGGGGAACAGGCGTACGAACTTCGCTCGTAGCCTCCTTCTCGGAGAAGTTGACGCGCAAACCATCAGTCATGATTTGTTCCTGTTTTCTGTGTAGGTTGTCGATTCGATGTGTTTGTAGATCTCCGACATGGTCGGGTTAGGAATGACCAGTGGGAGCTTTCCGGTCCTGTCCTTCGCGACGTATTCATCTGTCGACGTAGTTAGGAGCATGCGCTGCATCTCGCCATCGATCTCTTTGACGTACATGTAGCACACGATGTCCAGGAAGGCAGCGACCTCATCAGCCAGCTTCCCAGAGAGGGATGGCTTCTTGTGAATCATCCCAGTCTTGTTGTTCTTCTCTTCACGTGCAAGGGCTGTGAAGATGGTGTTGATTGGCATATCACGGAAGGCACGAACGAACTTCCGCATCTGCTCGAGGTTGACACCCCACTCACGCATCGAGGGGACATCTTCGCTGCGCTCAGGGTGCTCACGCTTCAAGTCTGTCATGACATTGTACATGTTGAACTTCTGGATCTCAGTCAGCGAGTCGAGGACGATGGTGCTGTAGTCGTGGTTGCCAGTATACAGCTCGTCGTAAACTGCTTGGACTTCCTTCCAAGTCTCCACACGTACAATGTCGACGTTGGGGTTGCTGTGTGTCAGCGTCAGCGTTCCACCCTCAACGTCGAGGATCAAGACCTTCCGCATCGCGGGCACGTCATCAGATGTACCTGCTAGGCGAGTCTTACCCATACCGCTGTTGCCGTAGATCAGCATGTTGATGAACGGTGGACGCTCAGCAGCCTTGACGATACGTAGGCCAGCAAGGTGCCTTGGAGTAATCACATCTAGTGCAGCAGTCACGCTGTCCTACTTCCCACTGTGTCGAAGGCTATTATGCTCAACGCCACCTAATTGCTTCAAGTACATGTGTGTCTCGAGAGAGAGCGCGATCTTCTGCTCTTTGTCCGTCATGGAGTTGAGGAGTTCAGCCATCATTTCCTCGATGGAGTCTTGCGCCATGTCACCGTGTGGTTGTAGCGACGAGTAAGCCATCTGCAGGTAGCTTGTGACCTTAGTCTTGTCAACGTCGAGAGGCCAGCCATCGTAGTTGGCGTTGGCTTCACGCTCTGAGAAGTTTACTCTCATGGTGTAGCCGCCAAGTATACACCAGTCAGGAGGATGAGGATCATGAATACAAAGAGGCAGATGACGAGAGTCAGTGCGCGCTTCTCGTTGTACTTGACTCGGTACTCTTCCTGAGGAGTGAGCTCCTCGTGGAACATCTCGTTCATGTCCATACGCTACGGCAACTCCTCGAAGAGCCTAGTGGGTAGGGGCCTGTCCTGGAGGTACTCTCTGTGCTTACGGAACACAAGGACATTACCTACTGCTTTGAGGTTGTCGATGAGGAACTCGAGTTCACTCTCCGACTCAGGATACATCATGTCCCCACGAGAGCTGACGACGATGGCAATCGCACGCTCAATGCGTTTCATCAGTTGAACCTCGCTAGTACGTATTCGCTGTGCTCTGAATCTCCACGATGCCTAATTCGACGATGCATCAAGTGCTCAGTGACTCTAACCTCTACATCTTCACCTGTGGTGTACCTGCGAATATCACACAGCTCACCCTCAGGTAACAAGTCAAGAGGACCAAGTACGAGCCACTCACCATCCAGCTTGACGAATCCAGGAGGCCCCGGTACAAGTTTCAGATACAGTGGGATTCGCTTCTGCTCTGGTATCTCGTCCATCACTCACCACCTTTGGATTCAGTCGACGGCTTCTTGGACTCCCAGTAGTGGTAGCGTCGCTTCTCGAAGAGGGACTCCAGCGTGAATAGAACATCGCCTTCAGAGTTTTGTTCGAGGCATGGCTGATTGAAGGCGCAGTTCTGGCAGTTGAAGCGACCTGCGTTAGGATAGATCGACAGATCAGGATTGATCATGTCGACTGCCTCTTTGTAGATGTTCAGCCCACACTGTCGAAGCTCTGCGTCGGTACGATACACTGGATAGCGTGCGTGGAACCTAGGAGGCTCGTCACGAAGCTTATCCATGTACTCTTCGTACATACCAGTCGCATAGCCTTCAGGGTCATTCTCTTCAATAGTACGAGTGAAGATCTCTAGGTTGGTAGCCTGATCTTTGTTCGTGCTGAAGAGCTTACCCTTGTAGCGTCGTGACAAGAGTGCAGGAGGCTGAGCGAACGCCTTCCGCTGCTCGTGGTAGATGAAGCCTACGACACGAACACCACATTCGTTGAGTGCCCAGACATACGACGTGATCTGGTCGTCAAGCAGGAGGAACATCAATCTCTGTGACGCTTCAGCTAGAGTGGCTGCTGTCTTCCAGTCAACTACGAAGTACTGTCCTTGGTTGTTCTCGAAGATGGCATCGATGCGACCACCGTACGAGACAGGCAGTCCGATCCAACGATGCGGAAACCTCTTGTGCAGAGCATCGATCTCGTCGAGTGCGTCAGAGCCTACCGGGTATTGCGTCGCCATGTAGGCCCTGTAGCGACTCCAGCAGCTGACGCAGTTACACCAGAGCTGCTCGCCTGTCTCTGGGTTCTTAATCGGTACTTCGAACTTGACCTCGACCTTGACAGGCCGGTAGTGATGATAATCAAGTTCGGGAGCGACTACCTCGGCGTGGTAGCGAATCATACCTTCGCCGAGTACTTTACGTTCCTTGAAGTCGATCAGCTTCTCGTTGTCGGGCTCACCTACAAGCTCACGGTACTCTCCTAGCTGACTATCACATGCCTTGCGGAAGGCCTGGATTGACATCTCCAAGACCGCGTCGCGAGGCTTATCCCACCAGATAGGATCGTAGAAGACTTCCATTGCCTTGTGGTAGGCAACACCAAACTCCAGAGGCTTAGCCGTCTCTCGTGGGTAGTAGTACTCTCGGAAGAGCCAATTCCACCTACGACGACAACCACGAAATGATCTCCGCTCACTGGTGTGTAGTGAGTGAGTCAGTCCAGCCTCGATGTAATCGTTCACATCGAGTAGTGCAGACACTAGGTTACCTTTCATTTGGATTCTAGTGCTATCTCTGTAAATCTAATTATATAGGGCTTCACTAGGACATCTCAACGATCAAAATCCTCTACGTGATCATGAAGAACTTCGACATCACCTCCCAGCTTGCAACCCAGTCGTTGCGGAAGGTTGTCTCTTGTCCCTTGGATGTATGAATCTTGCGCCAGATCTTGTTCTTGCTTTGATCTTTTTCCATCTGACCAGATTCGCCCAGTAACCACTCAACGAAGATGTCTTCCGCTTCCTGAGGACAGGTTGCTGAGATGGTCATGTAATGTGGAGTACCACTGATGTTGAACTTGATCGTGTACTCATAGTCACTACTGCTGTTGCTCACTACGTTCGACCCTTCCTTTGTCAGCTTCTACTGGAAGCCAGTCTCCGTCACCGCGGTACTCAGGCGCTACCGCTGAGCGAGGTAGTAAGTTGAATCCTAGGAAGCCGTAGATGCCTTCCAGACGACTCCACGCTATGGTAGGCTTCTTGCACTGACTACATACCCACCAGCCGTACTTCTTACCGCGTGAGAAGCCACGGTTCTTTAGGCTCTTGCACTCACAGAACTTGGTAGGCTTCTTGAAGACACCACGAAGCTTCACTCCGACAATGTGATACCACTCAGGCTCTGCGGCTGTGACTTGACCAGAGATGTCGATGGCTTCTGGCCACTCTTGTAGTGCCTGTACTAGTCTGTCAGCTTGAGCGTCGTCATCAAATTGCAACAGCACGAACTTGGCCACCAGAAGCTCCGATCATACCTACGAGGAATGGGTTCTTCTTGAGGAGTCGTTGGTAGCCGTGCGATAAACCTTTTGGCTTGTAATACCGTTCATAGGCTCTCATCGACATAGCAACCACTATGATCACAGTGGGCCAAGCAGGAACCAGGAGCCACCACATACTCACGTTCACATCCTTGCATCATCAGGGTGAAGACCTAGCATGCCGAGGACGTCAGCACACTCTTGCACATTGTTCGCTAGAGTCGCAACCATCAAGGTTGCCTTGCGACGTTCATTGGTGGTGTTCAGTACATGCGTAGCGTCTACCGAAGGGCTATTACCTAAGTCACCGTCTGCAGAGCTCAGTACAATCGACATAGCGTACCTCCGTCTACCTACCTAATACCGCTACTGGCAAGGATAATGATGCCCGTCACGTAGATGAACCAGCCAACGGTACCGATGATGCCTAGCGTCAGGCCTGCGACAGCTAATCCTTTGCCACCCTTCTCACCACGGTTGATCTCAGTGAAGGCACATGCAGAGAAGATTAGACCGAACAAGCTCACTCCCAACAGGGATAGGACGAAGCCTGTGATAGCCATTCCACTCGTAGGCAGCGGTCGAGGTGCTGGTAGGTAGTATGTCGGTACTGGATTATGGGGTAGGTAGCTCATTTGCGTTCCATTCTACGAATTCAACCGTTGCGTTCTCCGTGACCTGCTCAATCTGATCGGCAGTCTCGCTAAACATTTCCAGCACTTCTTCAGGGTAGTCAACGATGTACTGCTGCATAGCGTCAACCCAGTCGTGCTCAGTCATGGCTGGCGTTGTGTCTACGTAGGTCATACCTGCACCTATATCGACCTCGTCGGTGTTAATCACAACCGTGAGCTTGATCCTAAGCAGTGGCATCTGTGTCCTCCAGGTAGATGTCGTTCTTGATAGTGCCATGCTCACGTGCACGTACTACGATCACAGGCGGGTTGCTCTCACTGAAGAGCTCAAGCCACTCCACAGGGTCTTCGAAGGCGTTACCTGCATCTACCTGTAGGGCATCGAAGACAGTGGTTGCGTGCTCGTAGGCTTCGCTGTCGAGGTCAACCTCGTACGTGTGCTTGACGATCAGCTCGACTGTCACCTTGTGCTTGTCACTCATGATTACCGTATACCTTCCTTGTAGGCTTGCAACAACTTGCAAGCCTGTGCGTACTCCCGAAGCAGCTTGTGGTACATCTTCACTACATCTTCCAGGTCTACCGTCTCGTCGGTGCCTTCGATCTGGATCACATCGTACCCGTACGACTCCTCAGGAATTAATACAGCAACGTAGTGGGGGTACTCATTGGGTAGCACTGTCACACCTCTCCAGTACTCAGTACACGGTAGCACTTCTTGTCATGACGTCCAATGCGAAGAGGGCTCTGGCAAGGGCATCCGTTCATGTATGTATGCCAATGTACTTCAAACTCATCCTCGTCACCCTTCGCGAGGTGTTGAAGACCCTGATTGTAGCACTCCTGCTCATTGATCTTAGCTGGATCGGAAATGTAGAAGCGCCGCACCTTGGACTGTGGTGCGTTGTAAGAACTCATGATTAATTATATCTCCTGTCATCTCATGATATCAAGGGGCAATTTCTCCTACACCGATACCACACGCCTCGAGGTTATGTGCGATCCTGGTCGATGAGTGCACGACTCACAGGAGGCTTTGACTCTGCTCAGCGAACGCGAGTCTGATGCCTGTCACAGCAAGTTGACTGAAGGTGCGTGACGCCTCGAAGAAGCGTTCTGCTCTCGTGAACTGAAGGTTGTGCAAGTCTTCGTAGCCTTTCATGGCTAACATCTCTGCCCGCTCATAGTGCTCTCTGGGTGTACTCACGGCTCGAGTCGCCTCACTCGAGGGTATTGTGAACGCATTCGCCGAAGTAGGTCAGGGATGCTATCTCTGTCGGTACCATCTTCACCCATCATGACGGCAATGATCTCGTCCCACTTCTTGAAGACCTTCGCTTCGGAGGCTCGGCTTGCACGTTCGAACTGATCACCCATCATGTTCAGTTCTTTTCGAAGGTACTCTCCGAACTCATCGTCCAGTTCCTTCTTCCAGTCCGTGAGAGTGACCTTGATCTCTTTGTGCTCCGTGCGCAGGTCCTTGAGAGCCTCATGTGCCTCTCGGGTTGCATCTCGGAGCTTCTGTTCAGCCTCTCTCACCTGATCGAGGTATTCGGCATTGCTCACGGGTACACCTCGGCAGCAATGCCGTAGGTATAAGCGTCCTTTTCCATTTCAGGCGCTAGCATCTTGATGAAGCGATCAATCTTCACGTAGAATGCGTAGGCACTGTCGGAGAGACCCATATACATCGTGGTATTCTTACCTGCAGCTTTCTTGATGTGCTGCAGAGCGAACTTGAAGAAGCACACTGCCTCGTTGTAGGCTTCTACACGCGCCTTATCATTGTGGTAGTTGTCAGGGTTGTTCACGAGATCGTAGATAACGCTTCCTGCGTTATCCAACAACTGTAGTCTCAGTGCAGTCATGCTGCCACCATCTTCTCTTGGTAGTCTAGTGTCTTGTCTCCGAATAGTTTTTGTAGCCATATCCATTTTTGCTGAATGGTCTGGTGTCGACCTAAGTCGATAGTGTTCCTGGCTATGATGTCATAGATCTGTACACCATCTGACTGTCCGATACGGTGACAACGATCCTCAGCTTGCCTGTTCCAACTTGGACTCCAAGCCCTGTCGATGAAGATCTCTGTCGATGCAGCTGTGAGGGAAATCCCTTCCCGTGCAGCACCAATCGTACCGATGAACACTTGCCTCTGACGTGCTTGGAACATCTCCACAGCACGATCACGTTCAGGCTTGGCAACGTCACCTGTGATAGCACACCAGGTAGTCTTGTCCTTGTTAAGTCTTGCTTGCAGGTTGTACACTACATCTTTGAACTGAGTGAACACTACGACTGACCTGTCAGTGTTTCTAATCAAGTCCATGCAGGCATCGAGCTTCGAACTGGGATCGATGATGTGGTACTCAGTCACGTCTTTGAGACGACGTTCCCAGTTCTGCTCCCAGTGACTGTAAGGGTCGTAGTCTGCACGAGGTCGCGAGGGGTCATACTTCTTGTTCCTGACCCACTTCTGCAGCTCGTCAATCCTGATCTGACCTAGTGCGAACTGCTGCAATCGAATGAGTCGTGCGATCACGATAGGAGCAGCTAGCGGTTGGTCTAGGTTAGTACCTACCCAAGCTAATTGGTCACGCCTCATTTGATCGTATGCACGTCGCTGGCTGGGACTTAGGTCAACCCATACCTGTGAGTAGTACTTGTCAGGAAGATCTGCAGCTACCTCCTCCTTCCGTCTCCGAATGAAGAAGGGTGCCATCTCTCTGTGCAGGTGCGCTTCGTTTCTAACGCCTGTGATCTTGGAGTAGCCGTTACCTTCTTTGCTCTCCAGAGCAATAGACTCACAGTACATCTTGGTGAAGTTCCAGTACGAAGTGAACTTCCTAGGGTAGAGCCAGTTGAGAGGACTCCACAGGTCGTCAGGCCTGTTGTCTCCTGGTGTACCAGACAGTCCTAGCTTATGGTCTGCCTTGATCATCTTGAAGGCTCTAGTTACTTGTGCCTTACGGTTCTTCACCTTGTGGATCTCGTCACCGATGATGTGGAACCAATGTTCATCAGCTAGCTCAGGCATCAACCGTAGAGAGTCCCAGTGACATACGTACACATCGTAGAGAACCTTAGTCACAGCATGAATGAAGGCAGGCCGATTCTTCGGGTCGATACAGTAGACCTTCAAGTTGGGCATCGTCTTAGCGAGCTCTCGACGCCAAGTGTCAACCATCGTGAGAGTGGTGACTACTAAGGTACGTGCTCTCCTCGTGCCTACTCGACGGTGACCATTGGTTTGAAGGTTACCTGCACGTAGTCGCTTGATGCGATCGAGCGCAATGCCTTCGTACGTCTTCCCCAGACCCATGTCATCGCCGCAGAGCACGAAAGGTACGTTTACAAACTTAGCAACCATGTCCGCTTGGAAGTCACGGAGTACGAACTTACTCTGCAGCTTCTGCTGAATCGTCATTCCTGGAGGCGCCGGAAGTAGTACTGCGCCTCTGTCCCTCATTGTCGCTCCAGACATGTGATAGTTCCTCCGGAGTGTTCGCTTTCAAGTCACCACACTCGCAGTAGTCGAAGGTATGACCTGCACGTCCATACTCAACGCCGGCCATGAACATAACACCAAGCCACTCTTGAACTATCTGGCTTAGCGTCTCTTCTGTCGCATCCTCACCACGACGTGTGATCAGACATTCTTCCAGCTGTAGTGTCTGGGCTCGTGAGAAGCGTACGATGGCGTGTGGCATGTGGATAGGTTGTGTACCTGCTTCACCATACACACCTAGCACCTCGGCAACAGCTTGCATACTGCTTTGCATGTTATGCACGTCGACGAGTGTATCGTGCACGTTAGTCATTGAGTTCATGCTCCTTCAGCCACTCGTGGTACTCGTCTACGTTGAAACGTCGAAGCATCGCCTCAAGGCAGATAGGCACTTCGGGTCCGTTGGCTACGATGAAGCTGTACGTGACTGTGTCATGATACGTACTTCATCCCTTCTTCGTCCAGAGCGCAGGTGATCAAGTCACCCAGAGTGAGATCGGACTCGTCCCGGTCGACGACAACTGCCTTGGCCTCAGCGCTCAAGTGTGTCTGCAGCATGAGCAGCAACGACTTGGAGACGACGAGTGCGTCTTCGATACGTTGCAGGCGTTCAGGGAAGTAGGAGTAATGCGTCATTCTTTTCTCCTTTTCTTTTTATTATACAGGAGGCCTCGCTAGTATCCACAAGGCTCTCTTAAATCTAGGAGCTCAGTGAGTTTAGAATCGATATAGACCTGTGTCTATTGAGGTCTAACTAAGGAACCATAGCTAGCCTATAGAAGCCCTTAGGTAGCTATGGACCACAAGTTAGACTTGAAGTTAGACAACGCTCGAAAGCGACACAACGCACCACACTACCACATGTGATGTTATGACTAGGAGTACAACTGATCTGAGCCAGCAACCTCTACGTCTGCCTTTGGACGGAGTACGCTTGATCCTCACACCCATTAGAACTACGCACCACCATCCGAGTCACGATGACAGTGATCACATTGCTGCGCTTCATATTCGAAGCGTCGTTGGTGTCTGCGTTTCAGGAGACCTCGAAATACAATGTCACCGAGCACGTAGTAGCCAATCGTCCAAGTGATCGCAACGGTCGCACAGGCTACAATGATGCCAAGAGCGATATCCCACATCACAGCGCCTCACCCTCCGAGTTCAAGGTTAGTCGCAGGTTTGTCTAACCCCGCTGCCTGCCGGTTCGCATTGTCAACTTCAACCTGACTAGCGAACGCACTCAGCTGGTTGTCATTGCCGAACTGCTTCGGTCCACGAGCGACACCATCAGCCGCCGCGTCGGGGATCGAACCGTCTTCGTTGATCTGCACAGGCCATGCAGTGTCTTCCCAAGGACACCCTTCAGTACGACACCAGACCATGACGACACGCACGCCACGTCGTAAGGTAGGCTTCGTAGCACCTTTCTCACCTACCTGTGAGCAGCGCGGACAACGACGTGCCTCATCCCATGTAGCAGGCATTGTTAGTCACGGCTCACATTCGGTGACTCGTCGCCCCAGATGCCACTAGCCAGGTCGATGTCATACGACTCGACCTCTTTCTCGCGGGCGTGGATGCGATCGAGGATTCTGTTCTCAGCGTTGTGCATGTTGTTGAAGTGAATCACGACTTCACCGTTCGTCATGCTACCTCTCCTGCCTCGGTGTTCAAGTGCTCAGTCAGCTGCTTCTGCAGTTCATTCACGAAGCCGATCAGGGTAGCATTGGCTGCTTCGAGCTTGCCGACTCGCTGCGACAGGTCATTCACTTGCTGTTTCTGGGTGTCCTTCTGACGAAGGCGCGCATTGCCAGTCGCTTCGGCATTCTCGAACAGCGTGCGAGTGGGTGGCTTGATC